GGTCATCACCAGAAGTGCTGCCGTTGCTATTCATTTTTTCGACTTCTTTGACCAGTTTCTGGGTCAGCGAGCCAAGTTTAGATTGCTTTTTAAGGTCTGCGAAAGACATTTAGATTACCTCGGATTAATTAGATTCGGAAGATTTACTCGGATAGTATAACAAAAACTAGATCACTCGTCAACATATGCTTTGAGAGATTCGATAGTAGCACTCATACTATTGAATAAATTTTGCACATCGGTTTCTGGTGGAAAACCCATCAGTGCTACCGATTTGCGAAGGTTCTCTTTCATCTCAACCGCTTGTGGGTCATCTGAAAGAGAGAGTCTAGTATACATTACTTTTTGCTTTTCAAGCAAGATCTGTAATTTATCAATATGTTCTAATTTTGTTTCACGGTCCATGATACCAAAAGAGAGTACGTTTTCATATATCTCCTCTTGGAGTTTATTAATATTTTTTAATTCTTCTTGAATTAATTCAGATTCAAAAAACTTACTCATTTACAATTGTCCGTAAAATTTTTTTATATGAGAACATATTAATATTTATGAAGGGTGTATACTTCTTTAATTTTAAACTGACGGTTTCCCACACTGGGTCAGTAAGTTTTTTATCAAAGTTATTTGAAAAATGGAAAATCTTTTCGTAAATTACGAAGTTTTCTAGAGACAATTTTCCACTTAGAAATGCTTTTAGAATTTTTGGGTGTCCTTTGGAACAGTCGAAAAGATTCTCTAATTTGTTGTTCAATAGCAATTCGTTGCTTTGCTCTTTGAATAAGTACGTCGAACTCTGTTGACGTTTCATCCAATCGGCGTACACTCTTTCTCCAGAATTGATAATTTCTCCAATCCATAAGTTTTGTGGGTTGTCAGCAGCAGCAAAATTAGATACTAAAAAATTTACGACTTCTTCATCGGAGTACTTACGAGAAGTTTTCTCAAACCAATACTTGTCTTTCCTCTTATTAAATGAGGTCACACTAGCACGGGTTTTTGCTCCGTATTTGAAGAAGTCGTATTTGGGATTTGTGAAATGATTTTTTAGTGACAAATAATGTTGATAAGTTTCAAAGGGTGTCACGGTCATAAAGGCAATCTAGCACGAGAAGTTTTCTTCATAAAGTTGAGACGAGTTGCGTCCCACTTCAACCTTTCTTTAAGAGGTTTTGAAATTAGTTTCGTTATAGAGTCTACCTCAAGTTCGTTCACTTCGCAATAGTATACGATTGCATCAATATAATTCATATTTTCTGATGCTACAATATTCTCAATCTCTAAGGCAAACTTAGAAGGTGTGAGAAATTTTTTCTCTATTGCTTGTTCTAGCTCTTTATTTGGTTCCATAGAATTCCAATCTATCTCTAACAAACTCTCCAATGTACTCGGTGAGTAGTTTGATGTACTTTGATTTGTCTCTTTCTTCATAGACGACGCATTCTCCATTTTCACATGCCATGATGATTACAAGTTTTTTGACTGAAATACCAGTCAATTCATACAACATACAACCGTATGCCATACATTGTACAAAATAGTGCTCGATCCACTCTCGTGGTTTTGGTTTTGCTGAAGTCTTAAAGTCGATTATTGCTAACTCACCGTCGTATTCGGCAATACAATCAACAGTTCCTGCTACACCTAATTGTTTACTATACAGAGAACCTTCAAGTGCGTAAATATTATTTATAAGATTTAGTTTTTCTTTAGAAATCTTGAACAGGAAATTGGAGATAGGTTGAACTTCGGGAAGTTCTTCATTCTTTAGATAATACTCAGTTAAGGTATGCATATCCGTACCACGACTAGTTGCTCTTTTCGTGATACGATTTGCTTTTTCTTCACCTACTTTTTTTCTCCAGTCAGCAAAAAACTGCCTATTTCTGTGACTGGTTACCGAAGTAATAGATACAAGTTTAATAAATTCATCAGCATCAGGCACTTTATAGTACCTGACACCATCGATAGTTTCCCTTTCTAGTTTGGGGATATCCAATTCAACATGATTAAACATCAAAAACCTGCTTCTTGTTTAGCAATAATGTATTCTTTGACAAGTCCAGATCGAACAATATCATCTACACCAAATTCAATTATATCAAAAGATGTCATTTTACGCAAGACTGACATAAAATCAACAATACCATTTTTTTCATTGGTCTTAGTTAAGTCAGACTGACGAGCATCACCACAGAAACAAATTTTAGTATTTTCACCAACACGAGTGATAATACTATCAAGTTCATGGAAGTTTAGATTTTGAAACTCATCTACAATGATAATAGCATTATCAAGAGTAGTTCCACGCAAGAATGAAGTAGACCAGAATTTTATAGTTTCTTGAGACTTAAGATTGCCATAGAGCATTTCAAAGTCTGCATCACTTGGCATTTGAAACATATACTTCACCATATTCTTATATGGAATTTGGTAAATGTCTGCCTTGTCTTCATGCGAACCAGGCAAAAAACCAATCTCTCTAGTTGCTACGAGAGAACGTACAAGGTAAATACGCTCATAAGGTGTACTCTCACTCAAAACATCACAAAGTGCGTTGTAGAGGGTAATAAAGGTCTTACCAGTACCTGCACAACCATAAGCAACAATATGCTTATTATCGTTATAAGATTCAAAAAGACGTTTTTGATTGTCTGTTAATGGATCAATTTCAATCAGATACTCTTGACTGAGCGGTTTCTTCCTCTTCATCTGCTTTGCTGTGAGTCCAACCCCGATAGGTTGCTCTGCAGATGCTCTTTTTCTTCTTGCCATATACTAAATTTTCTTTACTCTAGAACCAGGTGCTTTCGATGCTTTTGCCAGAACGTCGTTCCAACCAGGGTTTTTAGCTACAAGCTTATCTCTCCACTCACCAACTTCTCCCACCCCTGGGGTATTTTCTGGTGTGTAGTATCTTTCCCAATCAGGATTGTCCTCTTTCCACTGATCCCAGTCATGAACGCTCATAATAACGTCTTTCGTTTCGCCAGTTTCTTTGTGTTTTACAGGATATGTTGCCATAGTTATAAATTCAAGATATTTTATTTAGACCCACTCCAGTGCTTCTGCCACTGTGGGGAACTGCTCTGCAAAGATTTTCTTACATTCCTCTGCAATCTCCATGTGCTCTTTCTGAGTACCGTTAGCAGACCTCAGAGTAATATAATGAATCCATGAGCGACATGATCCTGACATATAGAGTCTAGTTGGTGTTGCTAGAGGAAGCACAAAGCGAGCACATTCCTTTGCAATTCCCATATCAAGCATTGATTGATAAAGCACCATTGCCTCGTCAAAGTGCTTTCTCATCTTGATTTCAAATTCTTGACGGGTAAAAGCATCAACATCATCAATAGAATTCTGACGATTCTTGGTGTCTTGCCTGCGTAGTTCAGGTAGAGGGATCGTCTCCGAGAGTAGGGAAGAATCAGCATAACGTTGCGAGAATTCCTGATATGTAAATGAGCGATGGCGCAGTATTTGAGCTGCCAGACCCCTTGTGGTCTCAATCTCTAGGGTCATAAAACCCTGTTCAAAGACAGACCAGTGGTTATGCTTGATGCAATATCCCAACAACTTAGCATAGTTTGGGTTTTCCTGATTATTGGGGTTTGAGACACGGGCAACATATGCCATTGTCTTTTCTGCATCAGGAGTTACACTTATCAGTTTTACATTCATTTACTAAATCCTTTTGAATTTTGTTTTTCATACTCAGCAATTTGCTGCTTGAGAGAATAAAGTTCTTTCTTCATCTCTACAATTTTATCACTGTCATATAAGTGATCTTGCTTGATCAACCTTTCAAGCAATTTAATAAGTTCTTTTGTTTTACTTGGCATTAATCTGGGTATCCATCATCGTCATCAAAGATTTCATCGTAATCATGCAATCCAGTTTTTACTTCTTCATAGTTTAGATAGCTCTGTGTATCAGAATACACTTCTGCTTTCAATCCATCGACCAAGAGTTCCAAGTTACGGACGATGAGTTTCAATCGTTCTTTGTCCATAATAGTGTGTACACTGTAAGTATTATAGCATAAAAAAAGAGGGGTGCTACCCCTCTACTTTCCAACTTTTTTTGCCTCTGGATTTTAAATTAACCCATTTGGCATAGTGTACTCCACGATATGTCAAAAAACCAAAAGTTTTTTCTGGATCGTGTTTTACAGGGTCATATGCTGGAAGATCATAATGAAGACTGATCTTCAGCATATTCTCACCTCTTAGACAGAAGTAAGATCTCCCCGTAAAGTAAACCAAGAAATGCAATGCTAAAAATAGAACCTAATGATGCTACTTGTAATGCTTGCATAATTGCCTCACTTGTTATAAGTGTGACCACGATAGCAGAAAGTACCATGTACTTCCTCATTGCCTTGCTGACACTCGTAACGAACACCACGATAGGATGTCATTGCGATTTGTGCGTCGTGCAGTGCTGCTGCTTTCTCGATTTGCTTCTTGATGAGAGTAAGTGTGTTCATTTGTCGTTACCTGAAATACTAGGGATTTTTAGCCCCGTTCCTTCAGTCGTGTGCGTCCCAGTAATGACTACACTCGGGTACAGATTCCTTTACGGTCTCTACCAGTTCTATCACAATTTTAGGTGATAGTTCTGCTTTGTTTGCTTGGATTCTGAGCATTAATGCATCAGCATCAGCGCACATCATACCAGAGTATAAAAGTAGTTCAAACATGGGATGAACGCTCCGTTCCTACGACTTACTTGCGTCCTATGTATACACTCCATTACATTCACCTGATACTTTTGATTTAAGGTAAGCAATTAGATTCAACTTCGATCTAAGATCAAGGTTAGGATCTAATCGGATTTCCGTAGATCGTTGTAACCACCTTTCACAAGACATGTGCCAATCGTAAGGATTAGCATCATTATGATGGGCAAGGGTGAATGCCAGCAGAAGTGCTAACATTGGATGAACGTAGGTCTACTATAGACCTTATAGAGTATATAGTCAAGCTATTGTGTAAAATGGAATACACTTTAAAAAACCTTACAAAGCAAAAATTTTGCCGGGGTTTTTTCCCCCGATTTTTGGAATCACTTCTTCTTTTTGGTTTCGGGTGCCTTATTACCATACAACTTAGGGTTAACTCTACCCTCAGTCTGTGTCATATTCACGAAGTCATTACGATACTTGTCCCAATAATGATCGAAGATATCTACTTGTTTAGGAGCAGTAACAATGTCAAACTTGGTTGTTTCACCTTCGATATACTCCACAAGATATGCGGTGTATGGAAGAGATCTATCGTCTGATAAAGATGCGTCACAATCTTGATAAAGAACTTTACAACCTTTTCCCATCAGGAACGACCTCCCCAGTTGATCTGAGGAAATGCTTCTGCAACAATTGCTTGAGTAATTTTATACTTATCGGAAAGTTTTTTGTCTTTTACCAAACAAACAATCTCTGCCTCTAGAGGGTGAAGACCCTGAAGAAGATTGATGAACATGGTCTCTCTACGAATATTGCTAATGCCATTGTTACCACCTTTGATAAAGTGATAAAAATGCTTAAATTCTCTACGAATAGTAGTACGTGCTTGACTATCAGATGCACCGAGAGAGAAAGAACCACTCTCATACATTGCACGAATTTCTTCAGTCAATTTAGTAGAGAGAGTACCACTGTTGGTAGTTTGGTCACCATAAGCAGAGTAAGGTACCTCACCTTCAGGTAGAGCACTATGAATGGACTCATCAAAGTTCCAAATCAAAAGTGCTCTGATTGAATCGTGATTGTATTTCTTAAGTGCTTCTACTTTTTTAGCTTTTGTTCTTTGCTTAGAGACTAGATCAAAAACTTCAAAAGAAAGTGGATTATTAGGAAGTTCTGGAAGTGCAGTTGCTGCTTTAGTCTTCCTCTTCGTGGTCGTCTTCGTTGTAGTCATAATTTTCAAAGTTAAATGCGATTACTTCATCTGGAATTAGATTTCCTTGGTTGTCAAACATTTCGGGGTGAGGTCTAGGTACTTCCCGATAGTTCATCATGTATTCTCTAGCAGTCCATCCTCCAATTAGTCCCACTACAAGAAACAGAATGGTCAAAAATGAACCAAAGACTAAACTAACTGCTAACATGTTTTTTCCTCCTGGGAACTACCTTTTTCTTTTTAGAGTTAAAAGAAAACTCAAAATAGATGGTAACCTCCCGATTTAGAAAGCAAACCATCTTCTCAAAGATGATGTGAAATGGATGTGTCTGCTTCCTTTTACCTCCATTAAGCAGGAAATCAACACCACGATTACCGTGGTCTTCTGATTTATTTATGTCATCATTTGACAATTTTATTTTCCTTGAGGAATTGAATCGTGTCAACTGATCCTCCTATAGTTTCATCACCACACACCACCTGAGGGAAAGTAGAATCATCCCCAAACTGGTTATAAAAATCTTCTTTAGTAAAATCTTCATCAAGATTATACACTACAAAGTCACTACCAGTCAACTGGAGAACTTGTTTTACCTTATAACAATAAGGACAATTTTCTTTTGAGTATACTTTAAATTTCATTTTTAACTATAAAATGTTTATTGACATATTGGTCTAGTAAACCTTTTTGATATCGTGGTAGCATATCTTTTTTGTTTTGATACAAGTCCATTAACAATTCTTTGGACTCATCTTTTTTACCCCACCACCAAGTAGAAAGACCTTTTTCAAACTGCAGACACTCTTTATAATTATTGTTTTCTAGATAACTAGTATTTTGTAAAGGTGTAAGATTAAAATCACAAAATTTTAGAGCAAGAGATGCATATAGGTAACCTTGATCATATTCGTTATTCCAGTTTAATAATCTAGAAGCATGGTAATATGCTTCTGGTCTTTCTGGTAACATACCAATCGCTTTTCTCCAACAGGAAAGAACAGTTCTTTCTCTTTTACCTTGTTTATCATAAAGATAACCCATATGAAGTAAAGACTCGTATGATAATATCACATCTTTAGTTCTTTCTGCGGTTCTAAGAAAGTAAGTAATTGCTGCAGAACCCTGCCCCATCTCTTCATATTCTAATCCAAGATTAAAATTAGCAATTGGGTCTTCATTATCATTAATATAGTCAGACATGTGATTCATCGAGAAACTCCTCCAATACTTGTTTTGGTGATTTTAAAATGTATGCTGCATTATCCATGAAACCAAAAGTAATTAAAAAATCATCTCCATATTCAGCTAATCCACACGTAAATTCTACTTTACCACTTAGAAAAGAAAATATGGGTGATCTTTTAATTGGATTCCAATCTTTATCCCAGTATGTGAACTGATGTCTATATTTACCATCTCTCCTACCAGCAGCAACTTTATAGAGGTAAGTAATATGATGCAACCCTAGGTAACCATCTTTATAAGGTATTACTTGTGATCCACCTCTCAAGTCATGTGGCAATGGAGTCCTTTTTGTATGAGCTACTTGTGTTGTTCTATCAGTTTCAATGTCATATTTAATGACTTCGGTAGGATTGCCCCACTTAACGTAGTGATAAGGTTTATCAATAATTGGCATCCAATTCTTTTCACAATAAGAAGTAATATCACCAGGTTCACCAACAACTGGAATTCTAGTTCTAGAAATTTCTCTTACGTAGTTGTCTTCAGAAATTTCAATTTCTGACATTTCCATTCTACCACATCCAATGGTATTACAATCTCTCCTAACACCAGTCATATAAAGTTTATCATCCCACCTAACAAGTCTAGCATCTTCTAAACCATGAAAATCCCATAAATGAGGTGTATCAAATTTAGATGTATCGACCCAATTAAACCATTTAATATCTAAACTATCTTCAAGTTCACAAAGAAAGTTTTGAGTTGCTAGTACAAGATGATCTTCTGGGTGTATATAAACCAAAGGACCCCAACAGTGTTCATAATCAGAGGTATCACAATTATACAAAGTATAATTAACACTTCTAATATTAACAAGTATTTTACCATTATCAATATAGACCGAAGGGTTCATTAAACCTAAACCATTTGTTATACTAGGGTCTATCAATAATGGTTTTATAACTCCACCATTTTCAGTAACAAGTTTTACAAAATTTTCAAACATATAATATTCTCAATTTTATATAGATTAATTATAGCACATTAAGATCTCCAAGGTCCACCTGCAGTTTTAACGAGGAATTTATCGTTAGTTACTCTCTTCCAGTTTCCACTAACATTAATATAAATTTCTTGTGCATTCTGCCATCCACTAGGAGTTTTTACATATACATTATTAGTGGTGATAGTAGCTATAACACCAGAAGCACCAATAAAAAGTCTTCTAGCATCTCGATAACCACCTTCTAAAGTATTTGCAGTACTATTTACCTCAAACCTAACAAAAGGTCTTCCCAATTGTGCAAATTGAAACCCCTTTACATCTGATCCGTTTAGAATTGCCATTTTATTTTAAGATTGATTAACGGTAATAGTATCTACAATAATACCTCTCATGGGTTGATTGCTTTGAGTGCCAAAGAAACCCCTTACCTCCAAGTATAATCTTACAATACCAGCAGTAGTTGGATTCACATCAACAGATAATTCTTCCCATTGATCAAATGTAGTCATAGAGGCACTTCTAACTTCAGCATTAAGAGCAGATCCTCTTGCAACATAAAGATTTCCATTAATATGATCATTATCATAAGCAGTTCTTTTACACTGAACAGTTATAGTTGCTGTACCTGAAGATACAACTGAAAATTCACCTAAAAGAACCTTATTAGATCTTCCACCAGCAAACTGATTCTGAGATACATCTGTAACCGCTACATCATAAACATCCCTAATCTGAGTTCCACCACCAGTCCAAGATACTTTCATAGCACCAGGAGCAGTATGTGTATCACTACTATTTACTATCTCTAATCCATAACTAGCAGAAGCAAATGAACCATCTTTGTAACCAAAAAGAGCCATTGGGTCATCATATCCATTATAATTTACTTGTGACTGCTTAGTCCACGGTGAAATTTCCCCTCCAGTAGGATGAGGTTCATAATGATAGTTAGGGCTGTTCCAAGTATTAGTATAATCCTGATTGATATTATGAAACTCATACTTATATGTTTGAGGATTACTAGTAGACTTAGGGGTTTTTATTAAACCCGTAATATTTTTAGCATCAAGATTCGAAACTCGAATATTCCTATATTCAGAGCTCGTAAATGTAAAGTAATTAATACTATCAACATTAATCTTATTCATATTAATCTGATATGAGTTGCCCGGTTCTATAAACTCTTGTGTATTATGTCTAGCAACACAAGAAGTTATACCAATATCAAAACTGTTACTTAAATAAAATGCACTATATCTACTAGCATCTTTCAAATTTGTAATTCTACTATTTGAAGCTATCGATGTATAAATTCCATAATATGAACAAA